CCAATAGAGGGTTTGGAGTTGTACACGGCTGAATTGTTAGACAGCGCTCGTTCACCATGCTGTTCCCACCATGCTCCTGTCTTGGCTGTTGCATGTTCATAGTCACCTAGATCTCCGAGGCTAATCATAGCAGATCGACGCACACCACCTACAACAACTACCTCACCGATCTTACACATGATGTCATGAACTTCAATAGGTTTTAGCATTCGGTTTTGAGCACCTTTAAATTTAGCTACTGTGTACTCAAACAAAGAAACTAAAGGTGCAGGCCCGGATGCACGACCACCAAAGGTTTTGAGGGGTGCCCCTGCAGGACGTACCTGCGACACATCCCATGATAGGATATTGCCATGATACAACCCCATAATAAGCTCTTTGAATGCTTTACACCAGCCTTCCTTACTGTCTGCAACTAGGATAGTGCTGCCCACTCCAACTAGCTCTGGCACAACAGGTAGCTTATTGACGTATGCTGCTTCGCAAGAAAAGCCTACCCCTGTTCCGCATAGCAGGATGTACATAGCCTCATCAAAAGCCCTTGGGTGGTCTACAGGCAGGTAACTGCAGTTGTATGCTGCCACGTTAGTACGCCTGAGTGCCTCACCTGCAGTCATGATAGAGCGCATTGAGGGCAGTGACTTCAAGTTTTTAATGCTGTAAGAGAGGTCATTCCACCCTTCCCATTGATCATTAATTTTACCTTTATAATGGTCTTTAAAGAAAGTAATCCAACGATCAGCAGTCTCATCCCAGTTTTCCCGGCGTGATAGCTCAGGGATATACCGTGCGTAGCGTGATTTGGCGATTAGTTCTTGGTATGAATTCATTTATTATTGTCCTTGTTAGCAGAAAAAGTATTTGGAGTTGGTTAAGTCAGCCAGATCAAGTGAGCCCAGCTTGGGTTGGGGTAGTGTGAATGTATCCTTGTGTTGCATTAAATTGTCTTGGAGAATGTCAAAGAAGTTTGGCACATCATATTGAGCTTGGAAGGTTATCTTGGTTGTGTCTTGTAGGAATGGTACATCTGAGGCATGGCAGCTGAAACTATCATGTACAGCCGCAAAACTACCGTTGAAAGCAACAATTGTATTTGCCATATGAGCAGCATCATAACTGTGAACTACGTTAGGGCTTATACCGGAGGCAAAGGATCTGCGGCAGGCAACTTTACCTCCAGTTTCTTTATTGGTAATGTCAATTCTAACAACATGAGTTACTCTACCATCTTTATTTCCTTTGATACCTTTAATTGTACCTCGTTGTTTGAATTCATGCTGCAGGTATGCCTTGTATATCACCGGGAAACCACTTGGTGTAGTCCATTCAAGTACTGTACGGTCATTGTTAAGCTCATGCTCTGCAATCTTTTGGAGGTACTTGCTGGTCTTTAACGGGCCATCACATACTGTATTGATAGCTGTAATCAGGTTACCTGCAAGTAGATTGCATTGATCTTCGTCGATGTTGTACTTGGTGGTATATCCTTCTACATGGCAATCATCATACATGTTCTTGGCAATACGTTGTTTGCCTGCTGAATACGCGCGGGTCATTGAACCACGTTTGGCAATACCTTTGCGGATAGCCTTCATAGGCATTTGTTTCTCAGCAAACCAGTCAGGCATCAGTGTGATAAGTTCTTTGGCTACAGCTACATAGAAGTCCTTTTGAATAGGAGTAGGTACCAGCGACACCAGCTCACCTGCATGTCTGTCTTTAGACATAGCTGCCAGATGTTGCCAGCCGTTATTGCTGCCATCAATTGGGATAGGTAGCCCGGATTCATAAGGTAGATCATTGAATTCTGCTTGGATATAGCTTATGATTTCATTACATACTGCCAGAAAACTGTATGGCTTTTCAGCTTGTCTGTCGATAGTACCATGCAGCGAATAAGAGGTTATAAGCTCCATATTATTGTAAGCCCATGCTGCTCTGTCTTTGAGGGTCATTTTATCCAGAGATATTGTATCCAGACCTTCTGACCCAAGATGTTTTGCATAGTCAGTTGTCAGCCAAGTAATACTGTTTAGCTGATCAATAGTGTAAGACTGGTTGTAGCAGTTAGCTGCATGGATACACATCCATTCATAGCCCTCTTCAGTGACCAGCTTTTTATTTTCAAACATAAACAAGCTTCTGGCAAAATCACTACCCTGAAACTCAAGGAATGATTCTGCATAGTACATACGGCCTCGGTAGTCACAGGAAATTTCTTGGTAAAAAGGGTAGCCTGTTTGTTTGATGATGTCAGCTTTGCGAATGATCTGATTGTACTCATAATATTTGGAGATTAAACGTTGTAGCTTGGGGTCACGCTTACCAAGGTATTTGGCACCGTCAATATGGGTAGTGCCTTTAGGTAGCTTTACGCCAGAGTGGATGCTATGGGTGATAATCTCACCATCAGGATCCACAAGTTCAATTGTACTTTGCGGAGGGTTATGTCGAGCAGCTTCCAGTACTTCCTCATTAAGGCACCAAGGTTGTTGGCGTAAGACTTCGATGGCTTTAATAAACCGTGAGTCAAGGTATTGAATAAACCTTTCATTGCTGTTCCATCCTTTGATGTACGGTTCTTTGGTTATGGTGGAAATTAAACCTTTGATAGGCAAGGGCTTCTCAAAGGTAGTACCGATTAATGCTGGCTTAATGCCGTTAACATGCCATCTAATCTTGACCATGTATGGTGCTTTAAACCCGTCATACTCCCGAAAGATATCAATAAGATCTTCTTGCAGGAATGATTCAAGCATAAGGTCACCAAGAGCCAGAGTTGATTTGATATTGCTGTCATCAATACTCAGGTGTTTGGTCAATCTTTTGCCGATAAGGTTACTGGCAAAGGTTAGCTTGACAGAGGCGCTATGTGTTTCATTCTTGTTTCTGATGCAGTATCTGGCCAGCACATCCCAAGCTTCACTTACAAACATTTCCAGATCATTCACCCACCCGGGGTGATGGGCTATAAGTAAGCATCCATGATTGTAGATCTTAGCTGAGTCTAGCACAATAGCACCTACTCGTTCAGTTAAATATTCTACGGGGTTCATTCAAGTTCCTATGTTAAGCGAAATCAACCATCTCAGTCTTCTGGAGTCTTCCAGTAGCAGTATTATAACGCACACTACCACAGTCACCGGTACGGCCTGTCTTACGGCACTTAAGTACCCTCAGCTTGATAGTGTTCCTAGTCACCTCATCTGCTGCAACCATGTTACGGCAGAAAGCTAAGATGTCAAAGCTAATCTGTTTGATTGAGCCCGACCCCTTGATGTCATCAATAGAGGGCATGTGGCCTTCTTCAAAAGGCTTTTCTCCTTTACGCAGGTGAGAGATAACACCTAACCAGATGTTATGCTTCTTGACAATCTTAAGCAGGTCAGACATGAAGGCATCAACAGCTTCATTGCCGGTCTTACCCTTGACTCCTTCAGATACAGCAATAGTGATGTGGTCTAGGATGATGTACTTGCAACCCATCACAGCAAGGTGTTCGATTTTATCAATTAGTGAATCATCACTCACAGAACCTTGGTGGTCAAGCAGTACAAGACGTTCATCAGCAAAGACTTTTAAGAAGGCAGCTCGTTGTTCTTCTTCTGTGGATGGGTCTGAAGATGTCTTCTTCATAGCCATGTTGATAAACTTTTCGGCTGTGTCTCCAATAGATTCTTCAAGGGATACCATGCCAACCATGTCACTTGTGGTGTCCATAATTTCAAGTACGATCTCCTTGATTACTGTGCTCTTACCGGAGCCTGTGCCTGAGGCGAACAGAGCAATCTCACCTTGGCGCATACCACCCAGCTTGTCATTAAGACTACCAAGGCACTGAGGATAAGGGATAGAAACATCATTCTGCATTTCCTTGTATTGGTTCCAGATGTCTTCACCCTTGACTACACCAGCAGGGCTGAATGCTTTGGCATCAAAGATAGCTTTCATCAGAGCATCACTACCATGCTTGACCAGCACATCACAGGGATCTTTCTCGGGTAAGACTGCAATCTTAACCTTATCATAGCCAATAATTTTGGCGGCAATATCTGTTGCTTTCTTTCCGGGTTCATCTTGATCGAACATCAAGATTACTTCCTCAAACGAACGCAGCCACTCTCGCTGATCTAGGATTAGCTTGGTGGCTGCTGCACTTGGCAGAGCTACTGCCGGGTAAAACCGTTTATACTTATCATACTGAGCTTGGGCTACTGCCAGCGCATCAAGTTCGCCTTCAGTAATAATAATCCTGCGCCCACCCTGCGAGACGTTCTGCCCAAATAGCTGAACAGCTTTGAAGTCACCGT